CTATCTCGTTGAATACATAAGTACCAATACCAACACCATCAGTGTTGAGAGGACCTGCAATAACAACACTTGGTGCCTGAACATATCCCTGTCCAGAGTCCTCAATATACACGGCAACAACACTACCGGTAGTATTGATATCACTTATAGCCTTAGCTGTTACAAACCCAACAGAGGAGATAGTTGAACCACCACCAACAAATGTAACACTTGGAGCAGTAGAGTATCCAGAACCACCATCATTCACAACGATAGATACCACAGATCCAGTTGTATTGATTCCTGTAGTGGCAGCTGCTCCTGATCCACCTCCACCATTGATAGTTACCCAAGGAGCTATGGTATATCCACAACCAGCATTGATAAGATTAATAGCGGCAACCTTACCACTAGCACTACCAAAACAATTGTAATACTTATCGGTAATGGATGCAATACCTATAGCAGTTGTACCTCCATCTGGTGCTGATGAGAATCCAACATCTGGTACTGAAGTATATCCACCACCCATATTGGTTATAACTACACTTCTAACAGATCCACTGGAACAATAAGAGGCAGTAGCTGTAGCTGTAGATCCAGCACCAATTAGATTCAGTGTTTGAATATAACCAATTTCCTTAATATCATCATCAATCTGATCAATACCAGTATCAAGAACTTCATCTTCATATCTAAAGAGTTCACACTTCAACTGATAAACATAGTTCTTCTTCAGTTGGTAGAAGGGTTGTTCGTGTTCTACATACTTGATTTCAAAAATACGATCTCCCAGTGGGAAATAGATCAGATCCCCCTCTTTAGGCCTTGCTGTGAGTTCATTATTAGGAATATTTCTAATAAGAGGAGAGATATAGTTCTCATATCTTTCTCTGGAAATTGTGATCGTTAGATCATCAATATTCTGAATACCAAACTTAGATAGAATGGTTCCCTGACCACCATATCCCTCATAGGTATCTACATATGCCTCTATTGGATAGGCATCATTAAATTCCGATTGGATAACCTCTCGGATTACGGTATTTGTGGTTACATATGTTCTGGGTATGTAGTATACCTCAATACCGTACATTCTCAACTGTTCATTGATGAGATCTTGTACTAACCCCTGTTCTGATTGTGTACCGTTAAGGAAAAATGGATTGAGCATCAGTTCTATCCAATCATGTCTAGTGGTGGGAGTTCATAGGTATAACTCATTCTTTCCATAATCTTATCAAGATCAGCCTGAGCATCATCGTAGATTTGTCTTCCGTTGAACTCAATACCACCAGGTAGTTTTACACCCTGGAACTTGATTAGGTTCATACCCCACTGTTTCTTGATTAGAGCTGTGAGATACTTCTTGAGAAACGAATCATTCCATACACCAGTGTATGTTGATCCATCCATAGCATTCCAACAATCAATGATAAGGAACTCTCCAGCTCGAAGATTACTCCAATCAACATCAAGATACATTCGATCTGATCTTTGATTGAAACGAATTTGTTTATGAGTATTCAAAAGGAAATTCATTGTTTCCAAATAACTCATTGCCATTGAGTAGGTTGTGAGGTCATAACCTGTACCACCCCATCCCTGAAGACCCATAGCATCATTCAACATCATTTGATATTTAATGTTGAACATTCCTGATCCCATTACGTCACCGTACTGCCAAACCTTGTTCACACCGATAATAGTCGATGGAAGTTGAATGAAGTTACTGTTTTCGTAGAACTTAAATGTTGTTGCAGTTCCAACAATATTCGTTGTAACTGTGGTTGTTGTGATACCAGTTTGATTATCTGCAGTAGATCCAGAGGCTCCTAGAGGCCTTGCTTTTCCTCTATCAACATCATCTTGAGTTACTTCATATTTGAAGTATACCTGAGATACACCATCAAAGTGTCTCTCATTGAAGAACTGAATGGCATCATCAACTAGGTCTTCAATCTGTTCACCAGCAACATTTACCTCCAATACAGGAGCACCAAGCTGTCTAAGACAGTAATCAATCAGTTCTTGTCTTGTAGTGGGCTGTGCCATTTAATATAGTATTTCTTTTATTTATTTATGAACTTGACAAGAACCTTATTTGTAGTTACAATAGGTTTGTTGGGTTTCAAGGGACAGGTTAAGCATCTTTGAGAGCTTTAAGGAGAAGATCCTTAATATCACCTAGATCACTTTTGATTTCATGGATCTGACCTTCTAGGTTATCAATCCTCTCTTTATCAGAGAGGAGTTTTTCTCTATTAGATAGGTATGATTGATAACCTGTAGTATCTGTGTTGATAATAGCATTGGTATCTTTATCTCTAAAGAGTTTAGTTTTACCTTCTACCTTTAGATATTTGTTATTATGCATGTGCTATAACTCTCAAGTTTTTAATCATTGGAGGAACTGCCTGATTTGTAGATGTACCAATCAGTTTGATACGGAAAGATGTGAAAGGATTCACTCTATCAATAGTGAACTTATATTCACGGAACTGACTTGGACCAGGAATCTGTACATATGAATCAACCTTTGGAGTTGGAACATCAGGACCACCATCATTCAAACTAGTATTCAAAACAACACCATTAGGTTCTACATTCTTAGATCCAGGGAATGGAGTAAAGATTGTATCTGTAACAGTAGTAAATTGATCAACTGAATAGAATGCTCTTAGATCAGCTTGAGCGTGAATATAACCATCAAGATATATGGTAAGGTTGGTAGCAGGATTCTCAATAGAGATGTTATTAGTTACATAATAGAAATTGTTTTTATCATCTCTAATTGTCTTAACATCAAAGTTGCCAATGTAATCAGTTGTTGCTTGATTAACTCGGTTAGTTACAAGAACCAAAGCCGTATGATCAAGGTCAATCATTGGACTTAATCTAGTATCAGCGGTTGCCATATTAAAGTTCATCTGTAATGACTTGTTCTTTGGTAACTCAGACAAGAAGTTAGTTGAGTTGACCTTCGAAGCAATAATACGAGGTGCATCAAAGAGGTTCTGTTTAGCAAGTGATACAGGTTGGAATCCTTCATCTTTGAATGAAGTTTCACTACCAGAGATACTAGTACCAGAAACAGTTCTCATTTGAGTTTGAATGGTTGTTCCTGTAGGAGTGATAGTATTTACATTGGGTCTTGCCAGTTCATACTGAATATTGTATTGACCCTTGGAGTTAACACCACCACCTTGGAACTTCTCATTGAAGTGAAGTTCAGGTAAACCACTTACTCCAGTTCTATCTACACCTGTAGTTGTATCCATATCAATCTTGATAGTGTAGTAATCCAAACCGATTGGATCATCAACTGATGAGAAGTTGAGTTCATGAGTACGATTAATTCTTCTCAGTGAAACTCCATTCATCTCATACTTGTGTACAAGATCACTTACGTCATACCTTCTAGGTTGTGTTCCATCTACACCTCTAACAACACCAGTAAGTGTATTGTTATTCAAACCAGTGTAAGAAATAATCTCACTACCAATACGAACATATCCAGGGTTAGATACGGCAACACCAACATTCTCGAACTCAGTGAAACCAACTGTACTGGCAACTGAAATAGGGTCAGTACTTGTTCTAGAAATAGTTGTGATAACAGTTGTTGGGTCAGTATCTCCCTCAATACCTCTCAAAGTAACCAGGTTAGCTACAGAGTGCATCCCATGGTTTCTATGGAATACTCTCATGTGTAAACCATCAGTATCAACTCTAATAGGTGAGATGGGATAAACACCTCCACTACTCTGGTTCAGGCTAACAGCTGTACCAACACTATTTGTATAAAGTAGAGTATTAGAAGGAGTAACACCAAACTCTCCCTGAACATTAGTGATGATGAGTTCATTCTCACCAAGAATATCATTCACAGATAGTCTGATACCCTGACCCAAAGTATTCTCACCAATAGTGAGAGGAGTTAGAACATCACCCACCCTATAACCAACACCACCATTAGTTCCACTAATAGATGCAGATGCCACACTGCCATTTGTAATAGTGATATCAGCGGTTGCGTTAATACCTCTACCACTTATGGAGGTAAGTGCAACACCAGTATAGTTTTCAGTAGCTGCAGATGGAGTATAACCAATACCAGCGTTTGTGATAGTCAGAGCACCTGTTGCTGAACCAGCAAACCCAACAAAGTCTCCAGTTGCCTGTGTACCTGTCTGG